CAAATTGATGAAATACCGGTTGTACATAAAAACACTTTTTTTGTTAGTAGGAGTACTTTTTCAGATTTCAAATCTGTTTCAATTATCGTTTCATCAACCGCTTCAAGCGTTTCTTGATCATGAAATTGAATAGTAACTTTTGTATCAGAGGAAGTAATTACATATTGGTCGCGATAGCTAAGGCCAATTACTAAACTCATTCGGAAGCACCCACTAGCATAATGCCACCTTGTTTATAGCGTGAACAAGCAGCATACATTCCGACCTTGACACCGCCGGCACCCGACTGATGGATGACAACCCGCTTATCAATCTTCCTGCCAAGTAACTCGTTTATCTCTTTAGCAACCTTCATTGCTTCCCCATTACCATCAACAATAATATCCTTGTAAACAGTCTTACCGGCTATTTCGTTCACGTTTTTAAGCTGAGTTTGTGCTTCTCCTAGTTTACCGACCTGGGCATCAATTGCTTTAACTTGTTCTTGGTATTCTGCTGTATTAATCTGTCCGGATTTAAGGAGGTCTTTTAATTGCGACTTTTGATGTTCAAGTTTGCCAATTTCAAGTTGGATCGTCGCAAGACCTTTTCCTTTTTCAGCATTTAAGCCAACTGTTGCTAAAATAATTGACTCGTACTTAAATTTTTGATCATCAAGTTTTTTAATTTCCTTGTTTGTTGTATCAAGATTCTCTTGATCGGCAACCATTACCGCTAAAGCAAGGTCACGTTTTGTTTCTAATCGTTGTTTTTGTTTATTGTAACTTTCTAACACTAGATTGGCATTTTCCAAAATTTCCTGTCCGTGCCTGCTTGTGTCTTTTTTGAGTTCTGCAATTTCTTTTTCCTTTGTTGCTATTTTTACACTTATTTCATTAACTTCTTGGTGTGCCGCTTTTCGCTCTTGCTCTTTTTGGTTGATTTCTTCCTGGAGTTTCTTTTGTTCTGCCAGCAGCTTATTCTCGTTTCCTATAGCATTGTTCATTTGCATTTCTGCATCTATTTTCATACTTTTTAACTTTTCGGCATTTACCTTTTGCAATTCATAGGTGTTTGAAGCAAAAGCATTACCTTGATCACTAATTGCCTTTTCTGTGTTAGGAGCCTTGTCGATAATCTGCTGGTTGTATTTTAAAAAGTTATCCATTTCTTTATTTGTCAGGGTAGATTTATCAAGGAGTTTCGCTTGCTCATCTTTTAAGGATTTAATTTTATCAGGATCCACTGTTCGCTTAATTTCAGATTGTATATCTAAAAACCGAAGCATTTCGTCGTTTGATAATTGATTTTTGACCCGTAATTGGTCGTATTTCTGGATAAGATCCTCGTTGCTTTTGATTTCTTTTTGCTGGGCTTCGACTGCATCGAAAGAGACTTTCTTTTTTTCTTTCATTGCTTTTGTAATGCCAACTACTGCGACAGTAGCAAGACCAATTCCGGCGATTGTTAATCCAATTGGGCCTGTTAAGAAAGTAAATGCTCCTGCTAATGCCCCGACCGCTGGTGTTGCAGCCGCTACGCCTGTGGTAGCTACGGCGATGGCACTCGAAACCGTTCCAAATGCTCCGATAATTACCCCGGTAGAGCTAATGAGAGTCCCGGACACAACGAGCAGAGGTCCAATTGCCGCTGCAATGCCTGCGGTTGCTAGAATCACTTTTTGAGAACTAGTGCTTAACTTTGAAAATTTATCAATCCAGGGCTGTAACTTATTTAGAAATTTCATAGTTACAGGGATTAATATATTTCCTAAGGTGATACCAATATCTTTTAATTTATTAACCATCATTTTCATCTTGTTCGCAGTGGTGTTGTAGAAAGCATTACTTGTCTTGGCAAGTTCAGTATTTTCTTTCCACGCTTTTGTGGCTACAGATATGGAGCGGCCAAACAAATCACCTGCTCCAGATGCACGTAAAAGAGCATCGCGAAGTCGTACTTCTGATAGACCTAAGTCATCAATCACTCCGAATACGTTTTTACCACTGTCTTTGACTTTTCCTAACCCCTCCAAGAAATGGGTAATTGCCCCTGCTGCATCTTCTTTAAATGCCTTTTTAAATTCATTTGTTGACATGCCGGCAACTTTTGCAAATTTGGCTAGTTTCTTTCCTCCAGCGGCTACCTCTGAGCCAATGTTGACCATTAGTTTACTAAATGCAGAACCCCCTGCTTCTGCATTGATACCAAGAGCTACTAAAGATGCTGACATCCCCATAATTTGTGCATCGGTCATGCCGATTGTGGCACCGGCACCGGCAAGCCTCATACCCATTTCGACGATGTCAGATTCCATTGCCGCGAAATTATTACCCAATGCTGTAATTGTGGATCCAAGTCTTTGGAATTCTGTCTGTGGCATTTTAGTGATGTTTGCAAACTTCGCAAGAGAGCTTGCAGCTGCATCGGATGTTAAGTTAGTCGAAACGCTAAGGTCTAGCATGGTTTTCGAGAATGCTATGACATTTTCCTTTTGAATACCTAACTGCGCTGCCATTGCAGCTACGTTTGCGATCTCGTTTGTGGTAAGTGGAGTATCTTTAGCTAATTGCCGAATCGAATCGCTCATTTTCGCGAATTCTTCTTCGGTACCACTCATGTACTTTTTAACGTTTGTAAAAGCCGTCTCGTAGTCAATGGCCATTTTGAGAGCTGACACGCCAAGACCAACAATAGGCGCTGTAATTTTCATTGAAAGGTCTTTGCCGATGGATTTCATCTTGTTTCCGAATTCTTGCATATTTTTCCCTGTGGTGGTAAGCCTTTCGCCAAGTTGATACCATTCACTGGATTGCAATCGAATCTGATTGTTTGTTCGTTGAAGTTCGGCTTCCATTCTTTGCATAGAGGCTTGGGCGTTATTATAAGCGATTAATGCACGTTGAGTAGCTGCATCATCTGCACCTTTTGTTGCCTTCAATTGTTCGTATCGATCTTTTAATGATTGAACTTTTTGACCTTGCAAATGGATGGATTGTTCCAACTGTTTGGATTTGGCTTTCATCCCATCCATGGTTTTTCCAAAACCCGTAATTCCGGCACCTGTTAACTTGAATTCTGATTGTGCTATTTTCAATCGATTGTTAACGTCCTGGAGACCCTTTTTAAACTCTGCGTTCGTCAAGGTCATATTTACGTGCAGGGAACCTACTTCTGCCATCGGTATTCACTTCCTAACAAGTGTATTTTTATAAAAAATCCCTCACAATCATACACTTGTGAGGGCAAATTAAAGGAATGGTTATTGATGAAAGAAAAAAATTATTAAAACTACTTCTAAAAGAAGCAGGTAAAACTAAAACTACGGTTTTAACAGTAACACGAAAATGACAATGTACCGTTACTTTGACCACGACACCAAAGTAATGGGTTTGATAAAGCCTTCCTATGGCTGATGGGGTGCCATAGTTCATTAAAAAAGGGTGCTAATGGTGTTTAAGCGTTTTTGAAAGATTTTACTGCTTCAGGTAAAGCTAAGTTACCGTCCACGCGTTGGAACATTCTAAAACCAACGTTACCAACATCAGCGTATTTTTCATTTAATCGTTGCATTACTCGACCTTGGCGATCTGCAATTTTATAATACGAAAAATCACCGAATAGAATTGAAGTTTTCCCGGCTGCCATTACTGGCATTGATTCAGAAGTATAGACCGGACGACCTAACAATGTAGGTGGCTCAGTACCGAATCCAGGCGACCAAATATATTGACCATCAGAAGTTTTTAACTTCCGGATAATCTTAATGGATTGATCATTCATTAACCAAGAAGCTTTAGCTCGGTATGGACGCTTTAAGCTATAAAACAGGTCAAATACTTCATCTGTTGTAATTTCCGTTGGTTTAGAACCGGTTACACCTAGTGAAGCTCTTCCCAAAATACCTGTTGGCCTGTCCTGTGTTCCTGTCCAACCATTGATAAATGCAGCTTCTTCCATTTCAGCAAAAGATTGAACAAAAGCATCAATAATCATAGAATCAATATTTACTACACTATCATTCATTAATTCTTCTGAAATTTGAATGATACGGGCTAGTTTATATCCACCAAGTAAAATATTGTCTAAGGCTATATCACTTTCAGGATACGGCTTTCCCTCGCCAATCCAGGCTGCTGAACCTTTGTCAGTGACAATTGGAAGCTTTCTGTCACCGGACTGTAATGGCAACACATCAGCTAGTTGACGCATTACGTTTGCTGATGCTAACTTTTCAATGAGTGTCGCTTCCCAGTAAGCCGGGACTAAGAATCCACCAGCTTGATTGGTTGCAATGGTCATTGAGCGAATCTCAGGCTTATTCAAAAGCTCGATTTGCCTTTGTTCCATAGGTACTGACCCATTTGACTTCATTT